TATATTTAACTTTTAATCATGGAGTAGTAGAAGAAATGTATAAGTACACAAAATATTATGGTGGTTTTGTGGTAAACAATAGTCTAGATATTGTAGGGTTACCAAATGGGTTTTTAAGTAGATATGATGAATATTATGAAAACTTAAAATTAGAAATTTCTGGTGGTACATCGGATTTTCAGACACTCTTACCTAATAGTGCAAGTATTCACGATAAAGAATATATTAAAAAAACTTTATTAGATGAATTAGAAATACAATGGTCTAAAACTAGAATAGAAAGTACTAAAACTATTTTTACTTTACGTCAATATTTGGTTGAATTGGGTAGAGCTACAGATAGATTAAATCTGGTAGATAATGAATACGATGGTTTTATGAGTGGTAGAAGTCAGGGTATATTAATTAGTTTAAATTTAACTTCAGATACACAAACTAATAGTTTAACTGCTCTTACTGCTGATGTTAAAAGTAGATTTAGTGTTATAGAAAATTTTGTAAATACTTGGAAAGATGTGGTAAATTACGACTACCCAAATAGACTTATCTCCCCTAATCAATATTTATTTTTCTCTAATTTAGTTTATGATAAAAAAGTTATGACTAAAATAGATGACTTAACTTATAAAAACGACGCTAAAAAATTAATCCTTTATAAATCAGATAGTTTGTTTAAAAAATTAACCAGAGCTAAAACTAGTAATGAAGATGGTATTAGTAGTACTATAGTACACGACTACAGTAGAAAACTATTAGATAGGGCTTCTCAATATTTTAATTATGAAATAAAAAAGTATAAAAATTATTTTGATAAAAGCCCCATTCAACTACAACTAAAAAATATTAAAAAATTTAATGCTGCACAAAGAAAATATGAAGTAAAATTCAACCAACACGATGGTGAAATACCATATGTTTCGGAATTTTTTAAAGATAGAGCACTTGGAACTGTATATAATAGTTACAATAAAAAAATAATTTCTAATATTACAATAACTTAATATGATATATTATAACAGATATAAAGAATTTTTGATTAACGGTGAGTTAAAAAACGTACCAGGTATACAATTACCACCTAAAAGTACAGATAGGTTTGTTACGTATAAAGTAGGTAAAAGTAGAACTGATAAAATTTCACAACAATTCTATAACACTCCATATTTTGGATGGTTAATTTTACAGGCTAATCCAGGTTATGGAGAAAATGAATGGTCTATTCCTGATGGTAGTATATTAAGAGTACCTTTTCCTTTAAGGTCCTCATTAGAAAGTTATAAAACTGAATTAGATAAACATTTTTTATATTATGGCAAAGGGTGATATTTTTGTTAATCCTGTGGCTAATAATCTTGTCCTAGTAGACCCAAACTCTATAGAAGATGATAATGGGAATCAACAAGAAAGATTGGTAGACCATGAGAATCTTATTATATACGCTAATTTAAAAGCAAGGTTAGTACCTAGAAGTAAATTAGTTGTAGGTGGGTCAGCAGAAGTAGTCGTAGATTTATTTGATGGAGCTATAGACTTTTTAAATCCACAAAACAAAACACATTTTGATACGGATTGGACAGACGTATTTACAGATTCAAGTATCAACAAACAAACCCAAGTTCCTACGGAAAATTTTCAACAAACTGGTGAATTTACTAAAAAAATAGAAAACTCCTTAGATTTTCAGGGGTTTGGAATGAATAGTATTTCTATAAAATTTGGTGCAGATTTTACACCTGTAGTTAGTATAAATTTTACAGATATTAGGGGTGAAACTTTATTTTCACAAGGTGACGTAAACACACCTTACACAGCCTTCTTTCATTTACCATACCCCCAATTCGAGTTAACACTTAAAGGTTATTATGGTAAAGCGGTACAATATAGATTAGCTCTTTTAAAATTTAACGCAAGATTTGAACCGTCTACCGGTGATTATTTAGTCCAGTGTGACTTTATTGGTAATCACATAGCAATTTTAAGGGATATTACTATGCAAGAATGTATGGTCGCTCCGTATATGTACCCTATAGTAGATGTGGAAGGTAATAAATTAACTGTAGAACAACAACAACAAATATTTAAAGATGCTGCAGAAGGAGATACAAGTTATCTAGAAAGTGTAAATACTAATAGTGGGATTGGTAGGCAGGTAATGGATAGTATATATAAAAGATATAAAGATAGGCTACTGATTCCTAAAAATATGCCTCACTTAACTATCTGGGAACTCATAGAAAAAATTAAAAATTTTGAAAAAGAGTTATCAGAAAACTTCTCCAAAGTAGACCTAAGATTTTTAGATGACAAGAAAAAATATAGTGATACATTAAACCTATTCTACCAATCTATATTTGGAGCTAAAGGTTGGAAAAATACATATTTAGATGATTCATTACAAAAAACTTGGCCGGTTGAAGGTACCGGAACTGGTGATACTAAAGTAGCTTTAGCAAGGAGAATAAATGTAGATAGTGAGGAATACATTACTATTTCTGAAGAAAGATTAAAAAAACGTTTTGAAGGGTTTGTAAAAAGTTTAGAAGATAATTTTACTTTTGGTTCTGGTGGGGTAGCAAGTATAGATGTACACGAAAGATTTAGAGTAGAAGACCAAAGGGCAGACCAATATACTGATGAAATTTCACAGGGAGGGTGGTATGTCTTAGACACACAACCTAAAACATTTTTATTTGAATGGAAAAAATTACAAAAAGAATTTGAAGATAAATTTAACACACTACAAGAAGAAGCAACAGCAAAGTTAAATACAATTTTTATACAAACTTTAGGGTTTAAACCTACAATAAGAAATTTAATGAGTGTAATAATAGCAGGTGCAGATACCTATCTATTATTATTAGATAAAGTTCATAGAGAAGCTTATGAAAAAAGAAAAGAACCTAAAAGACTAGAAGCTGTAAGTGGTACTATAGATATTAAACCTGGTGAAACTGACGTATACCCATGGCCAGAATATTATTTAGAAAAAGAAGTAGATGGTCAAACCCAATACGAGTTATCCTACCTAGGTTCAACCTCAAACCTTTCTACTACTAACGCACAAGATGTCGTCTTATGGCCTGAAGTATATTTTGTGGAAGAATATGCTAGAACTATAAATTTTAGAGTAACCGATTTAGACACCGCTTATACCAACGAAAGTGAAGTTTTAAATTATATACCATTATCAGTAAGAGAATTTCCATTTACAAATGTCCCATATGGTAATGAAATTAGTACAGCAAATGTAAATTTATGGGAATTAATAGATAGAGCTAATGATTTATCATACAATCTTTCATATTCTTATTTAAATACCCTATCACCACAATCACGTATTAATGACGCGACATTAGAATTAGCAAAATATGAGGCTAAAAACTTTTCTATGGCATTAGCTTTAGATAGTGAATTACAACAATTTTTTAATGAAGGTTCTGGTAAAACTTATACAGATATATTGGAAAAATTAAAAATTGATACCGAAAGCAAATGGGTAAACTTTCAGTTAGGTGGAATTAATACAAGTACTATAAATAATAGACCTATAGTTGGTAATAATATAATAGGTACTAATTTTGGTGTTTTTCCTGAGAATTTACTTTTTGTTTCTACCGCAAAAGATGAAACATTTGCTAAAGTTTTAAATATCCCAATATCTGATAAATTAGATGGTGTATTTTCACACCTACCATTTAACTTTACGACCAACCAAACGTGGTTACAAGAAAATATGGCTAACGGTGATGCACTAACTAACATAGGTTTACATGATATTAGTAAACTAACAATCAACATGGACTCCAAATGTTATTCAACATCTAATCCTAAATATTTTTTTAGTAATTTAAACTGGGATAGAAATGCACAATCAGTTATTTCATTAAAAGAAGAAAATGAGACACTACAAGGAATACTACCTAATGTAAACCCAGACAATACTGAACAATGGTCTATAAATGTATACCAACCAAAAATAGAAGATATACTAAGACAACAATTATTAGATGGTATTGATGTAGAGGAAGAAACGGTTGTTTCTATGATGAACACACCTTATTTCGCCAACTCACTAATTGTAGCCGGTGACACAGATAATTACGAATTACCTTTATATCTATTTTTAAATTCACTCCCACTAACGTCACCATTAGAAAAAATAATAGAAAGTTTTGATAATAAAAATCAATATGGGGGGTATACTTGTTCCTTAATTAAAGAATTAGCTTCACACCATACTCTACCTTTAGCTTTAGTATTAAAAATAGGTTCTATCTGGTGGAGACATAGTACGAGAATAGATACTGGTACAGACCCTTTAACGGATATTTGGGGAAATGTTGGTAACATACCTTCACAAGGGGGTACAGGACCAGAATATATCTATACTGACGATGTTAATGGTTTAGCCTACCAATATCAAAACTACCCGGTAGGAACAAGTAATTTTATTGTAGCTAATTCACCAAACTTAAGAGTAGAAGTAGGTGTCTACCCAAGAATGGTTCAGGCTGTACATAAAATAGTTACTGGTAAAGAAATACTAACCACTCCAGGTAACATTACAAATCAAAACCTTTTAAATAATTTTATAGTTTCTCCTACTTTTACACCAGAAACTAATTTAACTTTTACAGGTAATAATATTGATGTTAAATTTTGGTCTAGTTGGATGGATTCTGCAAATGTAGGAGCCTTAGGACTAGAAAGTACAAATCAAGAAACACCAACAGATTATTATATACTTTATCCGTCTACCGGAGGTTTAATACAATCGGACATCCAAAGTCAAACCACTACCTTTATTGGTAATAATAACTTACATAATGGGAATGTTAGGTCTTTATGGGCAGGAGCTGGTTATGGATATTTTGAAACTAATAATAGTATACCACCTCCATTACATTATCATAAAAAAATAAATAAAAGTAAGGATGAACAAGATGCGTGGCAATTATTAGAAAACGCTCAAGACTATACTAGTGCTGAAGGACTAATGAGTGTATTCCCAACACAAGTACTTAACGCGTTTATGGAAATATTTAAAAACTTTGCCTCTTCCACTAATCCAGATACAAATGTTATAAATGGGCAATACAAATCTTTTAAACAACTTTTACAAAAATTATTTTATGTTAATAAAACTGATGTATCTACAGCACCGGACGAACCACTAACTAAAAAATTAGCAAAAGCTCAGTATGAAAACTTTATAAACTATGTTTCTACTTTTTTAAATCAAAATGTATTATACAAACAAGGTTCAGCAAGTGGATTAGACATTGTGTCTAATTATGAAGGAGGTGAGATATCAACCTTACAACTAATGAAATCTTTAATTTTAGGTGACACAAAAGGTGAAGAAATTACTCTAGAAGGTGTAACCTTTAAAAATGATAATAGACCAGGGCCCTACACAGACAATTTACCACCAGATGTGGCCATAGGAGTTTTTACAGGAACCATCCTATATCAATTTTTTCAACAATGGATTGGTAGTGTAGATTTAGATAGTTTAGGTTCTACAAATAGTTTTGTTTATGAATTTTTTAAATCACAAAATATAGAAGCTAACCCCGCAACTGTAGAGGGGTTTGCACCACTTATTAAACATTATAGACTTTATAGGTTAAATGGTGGGACACCTGGTGGTTTTAAAGAACATATTAAAAATATTATAGAAAAATTTGAAAATAATAATGTGACTGAGTTTATTAATCAAGTTGTAAGAGAACTTAAAAAAGTAGACGCTGCAGATGTTATTTTAGAAAACACTAGAGATGATGTTAGACCCGATATTGTAGCGGATAACCTTAAACTAGAACTTTATCAGGTTTTTAAAACAATGAACGATAAATGGATTTCAGGAGACTCAGATACGTTACCCCCTGCAAAAACACTATTTGAACAATTTTTATTTTTAGATAGGACAAATGCGGATATAGGTGATGAAGCCATAATAGATATATTTCTTTTCCAACAACTAGATAATCCATTTAACAATGATGCGGAAGTTGGGTCTAGCCAAAGTTTAGCTGATTTTATAAGTTATATTTTAAGTAAAAACTTTTTTAATTTTTTACCCCTACCTTCTTATGTTAATTTTTATGGTGTAGGTAAAGATGGTGGTGGAGCCACCAATCAAGGTAATACTATGTTTGGTACCTTTTTAGAGGTAGACTACCAAGACTCCGCACCGACCTTTCTATGTCAATATATTGGTCCACCATCAACCAAATTAAATATAAAAACAGAAACTAACAGATTCCCTAATGATTCGTTTAATATGGGTGGTGTAGCAAATAACCCTTTAGCTACTAGACCATTACCCCAGGCAGGAACTGAACATAAAAGTAATAATGTCATGGCTTTTGCGGTAGATTTTGGCGTACCAAACCAAAACATATTTGAATCTGTAAGTTTGGACCAAGCAGAATATAAAGATACTAGTGAGGGGTTCAGAGTGATTGAAGACTTGGGTAAACAAGCTTCAGGTAGAGAAATATCTACTAACGCAATAAACTTATTTAATTTATATAAAACTCGTTCTTATAAATGTAATGTAACCTGTATGGGTAATATGCTTATCCAACCAACTGTTTATTTTCAATTAAGATACCTACCTATGTTTAACGGTCCTTATCTTATAACAAATGTAGAACACAGTGTAACCCCTAACGATATAAAAACTAGTTTTTCTGGAATTAGAATACCGATACCAAGTCTACCAAAAGTTACAGATTTGGTTATGAAAATACAAGAAAATCTATTATCAAAAATATCAGAAGAAATTGAAATAGAGCCGGTAGAACAAGTTAGGTTAGACCCATTTGATTTAACCGAAGAACAAAAAGCTTTGGTAGAAGGAGAAAACGGATATTATAATAATGATGTCACTCTCAGTGATATACCATTTGATTTCCAACCACCTACTGATATGGATATGGTAGACACTCCTAGTCCTACTGACGCTAATTCACAAGAAGGCACTACAAATCGTATACACCAAGGACTAGACCTAACACCTAAAACAGAGTTCCAAAATGAACCAATATCAATACTTGCATCCTTTACAGGTATAGTAACTAAAGTTGTTAGAGGTTGTGTTGTTGGTAACACTTCTTGTGGTGACGGATATGGTAACCATATAGTGATAGCAAGACAAACAGTTAACTTAGGTGATA